ATATGAGATAAGATCTTGTAGTTCTTTTGCATGGTTAGGCAGTTCATAATATGCAGCAGTAGAACCATCTGATTTGCTTTCAGAAGTAGTATCATAAGGGTCTACATATCTGTACTGAGAAGCAGGTTTACTTACCCCATTTGCTTTATCCCATTCTCTTTTTTTTCTGTCATTGTATTTTTCAAAAGCATCATCCCATTCTTCTGGTGTAGCATCATTCACTTTCATTCAACCTCCAATATATAATTAGGATCTTCCTCAACTTCAGAAGTAGCATCTATCCATTCTTTAGGTATGCTTCTAGAGCTATACCATCTGAATCCTTTACTTTCTGCCCATTCAGAATGAGTACGCTTTGTCCCATCCTTTCTTCGTTTAGCTTGTGGCATTGCTGCTGTAGGTTCTGCAAAAAGGAATACTAACTCTGTGTCTTCAGGTAAGTGTTTCTTTATCCAAACATACTTGCTGTATTCAGCATGATCCCAAAATCTACCCTTAGCTTCTAAAAGAATTTTCTTACCATCAAAGACTTTTATAAAATCAGGATGATAAGTATGGTCTATTGTGTAATTAATAGTTTCAGTATGAATAGACCAATCTTTTAAGATGGAAGTATGGAGAAGATACTCCCAGTTAGAGTCGTAACCTTTAATCTCAGACTTTTGAAATTTCTTTTTAAGTAAAGGTCTTGTAACTCTTTTTTTTCTATACCCTGATTTTACATTTTTAACATTTCCTCTAGAGTTATATTTTCCGGTATGCTTTCCTGTTGTTTCAGAATCTTTTTTAATTTTCTCACCGTCCATCGTTTAGTATAAAAATTATTTTTTGTTGTAGTCTCATCTATAAAATGAGTATCTTTAGGCAAGTAGCTGTCTAATTTAGAGTCATCAAAATCCTCAGAGTTATTTGAATTTCTAATAATCCAATCTTTTAAAAGCTTGGTTGCCAGAGTATTTATATCTTTAGATTTTTTACCATTCATAGATTTCTTCTACTTTAGGTTCTGACTTAACTGTCTCAAGAAACATAAGACCTTTAGAATACTTAAATACTCTAAGCCCTCTTCCTTCATTAGAATCATGGTAACAATCCTTTTTAAACTCACAGTATCCACAATTTTTATTTATTTTCATGTTACCTTTCTTTCCTTCAGCTTCAGTAGGAAAGCATTTATCAGGTTTAGATTCACTATCTAAAGAATTAATCACGTTCCCTAATAAAATAGGGATATCAGGCTTATCTAATTCTTCAGGCTCGTAAGAACATAACTCTCCTGTTTCTTTATTGATTACTAAAAAGTAACCTCCCTCACTATTTTCAGCATGTTCATAAGCAGTCAGTTGTGCAATATATCCAAAAGGGTCATCTTCTGTAAGCAATCCTTTTTCAAATTTAGAGAATGCAAACCGAGATGCTGATTTCACATCTACAACTTTATTATTTATTTTACAATCAAGATGCCCTTTGATTCCCTTAACACTAACTTCTTTTTGCTGATCAGTTACGGTGTTGCCTGACAGCTTAACTAAAAGAACTACTAAGTGTTCTAGCATATGCCCATATAAAAACTTAAGACTTAATGAAGGAGCAATAGGATTATTTGAAGGGTTTCTTTTCTCATACCAGAGTTTTCTTAAAGGCTTTCCAATATTGGAAAACCTTAAAGTAAATCCTTTATCTTCTCTAGGAATAGACCAGTCTCTTAAAGACTGCTTAATGTCTTCTCCAAATTGTTCTATGACCTCTTCTGAAAGTTCAAGTTCACCTAAAGATATTTTTTCTAATGCTTTGTTTATATCTGGAACTATAGTATTCATTGTAATACCTTTTTTATTTCAGACTCTTCAAACAACTCATCAAAAACTTTTTCAATCTTATTTGCAGATATTAAAAATCCTGATTCATACCCGATATCTTCAGGCAAAGAAAAGATTTTATCTATTTGCTTAAGCTCTTTTTGTTTTACTTGATGAAAAGCTTTTAAAAGAATTCTTAAATCAATAAACATTTCAGCTTTCATAGGGGTACGACTTTCTAAAATACGCGCATACTTTGTTAATTCTGGGGATGTTTCTTGATTTGTATAGCCATTGATGTGCTGTACTACATATTCCCTCAATCTTTCCCCTACTTGATCATCAGCACCATCTAATTTTTTTGCACCCCAGTTCGGGAAGTTTCTTTTTACTTCTGTTGTCCATAAAGTCATCATTCCTCCTAGTGTGTATCACGCCAATTATTTCCTACTTTATATTCTCCAGTTAAGGGACATTCTAAATTTAGAGCAGCTCCTGCTTCTTCTAAAGATTCGACACCTAACTGTCCTACATAATCTGCTTCTTCTTCTACTACTTCTATCTGCCACTCATCGTGTACGTTAGCTACAAAGTGTGCATCATATATAGCTAACTTATTATTTAAGAGAACAAGAGCTTCTTTCATAACAATAGATCCTGCACTTTGAAGTAATGTGTTTAAGGCACTATGTTGGTTACGAATAATTAACATACGCCCATCTAATCCTCTAATTTTCCCTGTTGTTGCTTCTCTACTAATTCTATTTTTAAGACGTTGGTATGATGGGAGATTAGCGATAAAAGATTTTCTAAGTTTTGCCCCAGTTCGTTTACTTCCTTTAGCCACAGCTCCAAGTCTTTCATCTCCTGCGCCGTAGATAAGTGCATAGATGAAAGTTTTTGCCTGATCTCTTGATTCAAGTCCTGCAAATCTTTGGTTAGTGGTATGAATGTCTCCGTTAATGATTTCATTTATATATCCTTGATCTTTCATATAGTGAGCTAACATTCTTAACTCAAGCCCACTCGCATCTATACCTACTAGCTTATAGCCTCTAGGAACAATCCAACAAGATCTAAACTCTTTACCATACATAGAGGATGTACTAGGAACTTGTGCCATGTTGGGATCATAGTGGGTCATCCTCCCTGTAATAGTGCCATTATGATTTACATAGCCTCTTACTCTGTCATCATTATCTGACTCTTTTAACCAGCTTCTTAACTGAGCTGTTCGTTTTTGCAGAGTTAAATACCTTGCAAGCAGTAGTGCTTGAGGGATATTGGTTATCTTTGAAAGGATTGTTTCATCTATTTTGGGCTGTCCTGTTGGTGTAAATTCTTTAGGAACCCATCCTAGTCTTTGAAGGTATATGCCTATTTGTTTTCTAGAACCGGGGTTAAACTCTTCAATCTTAACTCGGACAACTTTACCTTCTTTTTGAATAGTCTCAAGTTCAAGATCACTTAACCTAATCCCTTTACCTTCTGCAGTTGCTCCTGTTTTTAATAGGAGTCCTTTAGGATTAAACTTTGGATATATTTCTATAACTTCTTTTTGAGCTGTAAAATCTTTTTCTATTTCTTCTTTTATACTATCTAGCTCTACATCTATCTTAACTAATAATGTAGAACCATAACGGAAGTCGAAAAGAAAACCATGCTCTCGTTGCTTATTAATTATAGAAGCTACGCCATGTTCTAAATCTGAAGAATGTTTGGAAAAGCCTTTAGATTCTACTTCTTTAAGATGTTTATAAACTTTATAGTTTACTAATACATCCCTTTCACAATACTCCAACATCTTCATAGAGAATGTGGAGTACTCTTCAAAGTCCATCTTAGGAAGTTTTAATTTAAATCCCCAAGCTTTAAGGCTATGCCCTTCTTCTCTGATAGGATTAAACAGTCTGGAAAGAACTAAAGTATCTACTATAATTTTATCATACAGATCAACGCCAGTAAGAGTTTTAATTACTGGTATGTCAAAGCCTAGAATATTGTGGCCTATTAACTTATCTGCTTCTTTTAGCATTCTAAGCCCCTCGTATAATTCTGAGGGGCCGTAAGTTAATTGTTCTTCTGTTTCAGTATTTAATACTGATATGCACCATATTCTTGTAGCTTTGATATCATCTGTCTCTATATCAAAGACATAAGATTTCATAAGCCTCCTTAAAATGGAATGGGTTCTTCAACAAAGTCTTCATCGTCTAAGCCTTCTACTTCAGATAACCTTCCTGAATCAACGTCATAGTGGAGATAGGCAGCAGTTCCTACTTCTCCAGTATATCTAGACTTAAGAATTCTAATCCTAGTTGTTTGAGCTTCCTTAGCATCAGAAGATTGTTGATTACGTTCTAGTGCTATTACACAGTCAGATATCTGGGCTATGCCTCCAGATCCTCTAAGATGTGATAGATTAACTTCAGCACCATTCTCATGACCTCGATTACCTTCAAGCCTTCTAAGATGGGAGACTAGGATTAAACCTGCTCCTGTCTTTTCAACTATCTTTCTAAGCTCAGTCATTATCTTATCTATTAAAGATCTTTCATTTTTCTCATCTGAGGCTGAGACAATCATCTGTAAATGGTCAACTATAATCCAGTTACAGTCACATCCGACTATCATAAAATTTATCTTGGATAAGATTTCATCAAAGTTACTTGCTCCAAAATGAGAATGTATCCATAGTCGATCAATATTATCTCCACCTAGTACTTTATTAGATAACTCAAAGTATTTTTCTTTACCGTACTCCTCTCGTATATCATCTATATAGAGTCGCTTATTAGCTTCAATAGAGAGTATACCGTCTGCAGTACGTTCCCAGCTTTCTTCAAGAGCTACGATACCAACCCTATCCTTTGTTTTAGTAAGGAGCCAATGCTCTAATTCTCTTACAACAGAAGACTTACCTAAGCCAGTACCTCCTGTAAAGGTAACTAGTTCTCCCTGTCTAAGCCCATACAACTTCTCATTTAGACCTTTCCAAGGATAAGGAATAGACTTTCTTTGTTTTCTGTTATTAAGATCAGAGATTTTATTAGATAGACTAATTACTCCTGAAGGAGTGTAAGGTTGTGCTGCCCAAAAAGCTTTGCTAAAGAGTTCTTTCTTACCTTTTTGTAGCATCTCATTAGCATCTTTATACCCTTCAGGAAGTATAATTATCCTAGCCTTTCCGGGGAGTAAGTCAGCTACTTGCCTAGCAATATCTTTAGCCTTGTCTTCATTATCAAAACATATCTTAACTTCTGAATATGAATTAACTAACTCAAACCTTTCTTTGATTTCATTAATACAACCAATCCCATTGCTAACAGATAATGCTGGGAAGCTGCTGCCAAGCAATTGGTATATCGCCATTGCATCGCATTCCCCTTCTGTAATAGTAAGGATTTTCTTGTGATTGTTACTTAACAACTGCTGCCCAAAGAAACCTTTCTTAGGTTCGTCTTTTAAGTGTACCCATCTGAAGTCTTTGGTTTTCACTTTCCTTACTTTATAAGAAACAATTTCATTGTCTTTATAGTAAGGATACCAATGCTGTATAGGATTACCGTCTGAATCTAAAAGACTTTTCACCCCATAAAACTTAGCAGTATCTAAAGTAATCCCTCTATCCTTTAACGCATTGAAAGAACATTTCGTAATATCTAACTCTTTGTCTTTAGATGAATGAGTTTTTATATTAGTCACTTTCTCTACAGGTAGTGGGTTTGATACAGGTGCTTTCTTATTTGAAGGAGTCCAACTCTTATCTCCTTCTTCTATAATCTTTTGTGGATTGTCATAGTTATCCATCCAACAACCACACTTAAAACACTTAGCAGTATTGTCTTCATTAATACCACAAGCCTTTTTCTTCTCACATATAGGACATGCTTGATGTGTTTTTACAAAAGCCATAATTTCTCCTTAATAGGCTTTGATAGTTATTCTACAAATGTAGGCACATCTCTAATGATATTATCAATCTCCTGTGTATCTTCAATTAAAGCACTAGAATCACAAAGAGTATTTAATTCTTCCACCAAACTATTACAAGCTTTAGTAA